CGTAAACGTAAACGTAAACGTAAACGTAACGTAGTGTNTTTTTTTTGGGGATTTTTTGGTGCACGAGAGTATTCAAAAAGTGCGTATAACCATTTGATTTAATTGAATTTGAAAAATTTAAACTCAAAATCGTATAGCTTAACGTGTAGCTAAAAATGTTTGCTGCAAAAGTATACAATTTTAACCGTTATGACTCCCTGTTATCTGTCATCAAGCTGGTGGATGATCACGGATAAACCGTTATGGGAGTCCCCATATCGGCATCATGCCCACCAGCGAGATTAGTTATCTGGTTGCTGATGGGAGGCTGACGAACCTCGATGCCAGGATGCGCAAAACTAGTGAGACCTTTTTTCTCTGCAACAGGCCCATAATTCGCGTTTTCTTTGTCTGCCGTAAGGTGGGGGATTTTTGGCGGATCCAGCAATGGCGCGGATTTTGTGATTTTTTATAGATAGACCTCATCTATCAATCCCGTGCACATCTTCCCAAAAAAGTTTTCGAACCTGCGGCGATGTGAACAAGGGTCGGCGGTCGGTCCCGGGCAGCCATGGCTGCAAGGATTTGATCCTCCCTCCCACCAATATTTATCGCCGTAACCGCTCCGGCTTCTTCCACTGGTACGTAATTTTTTCTTTCTCCTGGTACATCTGCACGCGGCGACGGTACGACAACATCTCCAGAACTCTGGTGCGTATGTTGCGTATATCCACGCCATTAAGCTCGATACCGTCACGGCGCATCACCTCAGCCATCACACGCGCGTAATTTTCAGCGGTGACTGTATCCGGCTGCGTGGCCTGTTCGTCAGCCTGCTGGCTGATTCCGGTAATACTGCGGATTATCCCGAGCGCTTCGGTCTCGGTCATGGTCATGGCCTCCATAGTGATGGCGGGTCCTCCTGGTGGGGTGCCCTGCCACGGGGCGGGAGCATCGCGGAAAAAGGCTAGTTTTTGCATTTTTATTCGTCATCACCACCAATGCAATATATTGATATGACTTGATGTTTTATTTTTCGGTGTCGATTTCGATTATTTTTTGTTCATTACTGACGCATAACGCCCACCAGCGCAACGCTGAAAGCCAGTCAGTAAACTGGCTTCGGTCATTGTGCACTACGTTACTTGTCTTTATCCGGCTGAAACTTATCAGGCACATTTCCGGTAGTTTCCATCAGATAATCGGACAGCATTCGCGGGATGTTTTCATCAAGTTTTGTGCATGCGTTACAGGCTCTGACAACTTCTTTTTTCAGGCCATCCAGCATGGCGGGGGTCATCTGTGGGAAGCGCCTTTGCATGGTAAGCGGCAGGCTGTCCATGATTGAAGAAATCTGACTCGCCAATTTTGAAAGCACGTATATACAAAACGCTGTATCAATAACGTCGCCGCGTTCGCGCTCGTTTTTAAGCTCCTGCGCCTCTGCCTGTGCTGTCAGCAATCTGATCCTGACTCGTAGGAGTTCATCATCATCAATCTCGCCCGTTTCGTTTGTAATCTGGCTGATTGCATTGTTAACCCGATTATCTATTACACTGGCGACATCATAAAACGCCTCGCGGCCCTTACGCTCGACGGGAATCACTCCCCACTTATCGAACGCAGTGGCGCTTACACGGCAACTTTTTGCCATGTTTTTTTTGTTCATCAGGTGCAATTTCATTGATACCACAACTTAATTACTGTTTCAGGTTGGTGTATTGATTGTGCTTTTCTCTTATTATTCATACAGATACAACGAACAACAAAACCACCACCAGTCCCCTTAAAATGCTCATAAATAGCGAAAACCCGCGCGTCAGCCGCCCCGTAACGTTCTGGATCGCCGGAAAGGACCCGCCAGCCAGAGCGGGCCCTAATTTCATCAACCAATCAGCTTATAGCGACCATCCCGTGCATTGCGGCGTACACGCTCAATCTTGAGGCATAGCGCCGCATCTGGCTTTTTTGGGACAGGTACGCGGCAATATTCAGAAGCGCGAGGAATATTATTTATCCAGTCGATCACTTCACTTAAATACCAGGCCTTACGCCCTTCCGTAACCTGCACACGCTTCGGGAACTCTCCACTAGCCTCAAGGTTTAGCAGTGTACGACGACTCAGGGTTGTAATTTCCATCACCTGATTCATATCAACAAGGCGCTCGCTTAAACACATTTTGTCAGCGATAGCTTTTAATTCCTCTACAGCTTGATTCGGGTACATCATTTCGGCAATTGGCTTAAGGTCATTGTAATCATTCTGCATTGTATCCCCCTTTACACACGAGCCAGCGGCTGAACAGAAATACCTGAGCCAACAAACGCAGCAACTTTTGCTGATAGTTGTGTTACAGATTCAGGCCAGTTCAGAGCATCAACATTTAAGACGCCGGTTTTATAAACCTGAGCCTGCGTTTTTGTCGCTGTATCGATTTGTACAGCGGAAACATAAACAGCTTTGCCTGCGCTCGTTCCATCCCATACCACCAGTGCACCAGTTGCATCTTCTTGCATCAGTGGCGTAAATGCAGGAATTACCCCTTTATTAGCTGAAAATATCCCCAACGTAGTAACCAGTGCTTCAGTGCCAGCCATGAGTTCAGTGTAATGAGTAGCCATTGCTCCCCCTTAACCAATGCGAACGGTAACAAAACGATTGATGCGGGCCGGTATTGGCTGTGGTGCAGAGTGCGTTTGTACGTACTCAATAGCCGGATCACCTGGTACGATGTAATTTTTCGGCGCAAGTTCGGCTTTAGTAAGCCCCATTCTGATTAACTCAGGATCCTGAATGCCACCGTAGGCAACGATGCCCTGTAATGATGTGTTGCCAAGCACCATCAAATCAGGATCAAGGAAATATCTTTCAGTTCCGTCCTCGTCGGTATAACGTCCGCTATATACCACAATAGCAACATCGCCAACGTAACCCTTGAAGCTTACAGAATCCCCAAGATTTTTCAGGGCCGTTTCAAGAACGGAATTAGATCCCCGTCGAGTATCAAGGCAATCTTTTACTGCTTTAAAGGCGCGGTATTTTTTCCATACGTTGCGGCCCATTACGATGATATTTGTAGTACCTTCGCTGATTTCTGCGTACTCTTCGATGTCATCGTTTGGATCAAATGTTGATAAATCTCTACCGCTCCACTCCGTACCGCCGAACTGCGTGATAATATTTTGTGGTTTTATATTCCAGTCCAGTTCATAACGTTCAATTCCATCGCCTTCAATGATATTTTTCCCCGTTGTAACCGCCTGAACAGCAAGCCACTCAATACGCGCACGAATTGCCTGCGCTTGTCTTACTAACGCTCGCTTTATTTTGAAACTGCGTGATGAATATGCATTGAATTGTTCCGGTGATACGCCTGGTTGACGAACGGCTATTTTATTTGGGTCGATACTACTTTTTGGCTTCATGTAGCCAGGACGAATTACTTTCGATTCGTAGCCTTCATCGCGTGAGACTTTGCTACCAACCATAGGTGAACAAAACGCAGCCATCGGGATGTCTGGATCGTCAATAATATCAAGCGCAATATCCCGCGTCTCAAATGTAACGACTCGCTTAAAAAAAAGGTTTATAAATAAAGAATTAATCTGCCATTGAATATCTTCGGCATTAACAACCTGTATTAACATAGCTGGCGAATATAAATCACTCATATAACCTCTTGATACTTAGTAAAAGTGTCGCGTTAATTTTATCATCTGCCTTGTTCGGCATCTTTATGCATTGCTATGCAATAGTGTGCAAAGTTTCAATCTTCGTTTATTTATCCGGCGTTACGTGTCATTCTGTGCAGCGTTACAAGTTCAAAGACATAAATTATTCTCTTTGGTGATGAAGGGGTCGGAACATTCCGGCCTTTTTTTGCGTGGTGTGACGGACTCAACTGACAGAAGCCGGATTGCTCCGGCTTCTGTCACTCGTTGCTTAAAACGGTATGTCATCCCCGTACGGATCATCATTTCCCGCCTGTTGTTTTGCTCTGTTCAGCGCGTCAGTAGCCTGGCCCTGCTGGCCTTTTTTGCCGCCCGGTCGCGCCGTTCGGGCACTGATTACACTGTCTGCGATAACCTGCCAGCCCTGCCGCGTTTCGCCGTTCTGGCCTGTCCACTGGCTTATCTGCATGTTACCCGCCACGCTCACCAGTTCGCCTTTCTGGTGCTTTGCCAGTGCGTCGGCCTGTCTGCCAAACGCCAGGACGGATAACCACATCGTCGCCGTTCCGTCATCTGCCTGGCTGCACGGCAGGGGAACCGCCATACTCGCCATCGCCATTTGTGTGCCCTTGCTGGTGGTCTTTAACTGCGGGTCAGCCACCAGCCGCCCGTAAGCCGCTATCTGTGCTGTCATGATTCCACCTCTCCGGTTTTAACATTGATGGTTGTCACCTGTTCCGCTTCGGCAATCTCCCGTTCTGTCAGCGTGGCAAAGTTTGCCGCCGCCGTTGTCATGAATGCGCTTATCAGTTCAGGATGTGCTTTCGCGTATCCTTCTCCCGCGTTGCGATCGATGATTTTTATCGCCACCCTCAGCCAGTGTTCTGTCAAATCAAGGGCGTGAGATTGTGGTTTTTTTGCGTGCTTCGTTGTCACAGGCTTTACCTCACAGCAATAAAATAAAATTTTTGCATTTTAACCCTTCACCTGTTCACCTTTTGAGATTTTCCCTTTTTATTCATGATGTTAAGGGGTGAACAGTTTCACAGAAACTATTCACCAACTGTTCACCACTGTTCACCCTTAAGCTCAATAAACAATCAAAAAGGTGAACAGTGAATAGTTTGGTGAACAGTTCATAAATAACTGTTCACCCTATAATATACTGATATAAAAGACATTTATGATATGGTGAACAGTGGTGAACAGTTATTCCATAAGTTTAATTTTTTCCATCGTCATTTGTGACCGATGCACATGATGGCATCCAGTCTTCTGAATCCTCTGTAAGGGTCACATTTGAACGCAAACCGTGCTTCGTTTTCCGTTTCATATACTCCCTGCCATATTCCGCCATTGCCCCCGGCATATCTTTACCGAAGCGCGTCAGTGTTACAGGTTTACCGAATCCGTGTGCCCTCATATATGCCAGATAGGCGTGATAAAGATACCTGCGCGGACTGAACGGAATAATTTCGGCATTACCCACTAACAGACCATCACACATTACCGACGACATGAGATAGCCGCAGAAGTCCACCAGCGAATCGCCCTCGCGTTTTATCACCAGTGCTTCTTCTGATTTCTGCTGCTCATACAGCAGGCGTTTAGCTTCGTCCTGGTCAGAAAAACGAGTAAGCAGGTGGCGAATCACAACCGCCAGCTCTCCTTCTATTTTTTCTGCCAGCATGGGGTCGCGTTCGTTTTCCGGTACAACCTCCGAAAAATTGAATATCACCCGACGACGTGAGATCCCCCCGCTGCGGTCACTGAATGACATGGCGTTATTGTTCACCGCCAGCACGACCGCCTGAATGCGTGTTGAGTAGGGGGCTTTATGCTTCGGGTCGATTGCCACCTTGTCACCGCCTGTAATGGCCTTAATTCCTGCGCCATCACCAGCGTAGCGGGTCATATCCGGCATGATAATCAGCGAAAATCCAACCACTAACGCGCGTTCCCTGGCATCTTCCAGCGCCTTCATGCTTGCCGATACCGTGTTGGCCTTACCCGCCAGCATGGTGCAAATCTCCGCCATTACGCTTTTACCGCTTCCACCCGGCCCCGTTACCTCAAGAAATAACTGCCAGTCGTATCGGTTCGCCAGCACCATGAATAACGCCGCCAGTACGCGATCCGCTTTACGGTCATTCTCAGCCACCGAACGGCGCAACCATTTCCAGAAATTCGGCGCATGCGTTGCCAGCGTTTCCCCCTCTGCTGGCGGGCTGAACGGTAATTCACTGGCAATTAACAGCCAGTCGTTTTTGTCATGCTCCCGAAAATCGCCTGTCCGGGTATCAAAAACACCGTTACTGAATCCAATCAGGTTACGGGCGGTATTCCCCATTACGGGCAAACTTAACTTCATTGTATCGACCGCCGATTTGATGGCGTTCTGCGAATAACTGATCTCCGCATCAATAAAAATCTGCGCCATAGCCCGCTGTAACTCTTTATCCTGTACCGGCTCCCATACAACGCCGTTGTAGTGGTGAACGGTGTCAGAGTCCGCATTGATTGCCAGTTCACCGCCATAACGTGCCAGGAGAACTTCGCCGCGCTGGCTTGCTCCCATCTGGTTAAGCGCCAGTGGTGCGGCGCTGTCTTCTGTTTTTTTCTTAACAGGAAGCTGAATAACCAGACCATCAGAAAGATTCTGGCGCTCACGCTCCAGATATTCGTGCCAGTTCTCCCGCTTCTGGCTGTGCATTCCCTCAGGGTAATAATTCGCATCCCGTACACCTGCCACCGCCAGCTTTTGCCCGATGGCATTAATATTTGACGGCTTGATGTGGCCTGCCTTGTACAGCCGGACACAATAGCGACCATCGTCGATAATTTTCAGGTCTGCCAGTTCGTCAAGCTGGCTGTCTCCAAGCCATACAGGCGGAACATTGTCGCCAGCAAGTCGCCCGTCCTGCTCCTGCCATTGTTTCGCGTGCGCCCAGGCATCACTACCCGCAAAAATAATGACTTCGGTCATTTTGTCGTGTGGCTGTTTTTTTAAGTTCGGTGCCAGTTTCATTTTTTGCCCCTGAATGCGTTAATCATGTTTTTCATTTTCTGAATATTTGCCCATGCCTTTGCGTAGCTGGTGGGCTGTCTGCGTGGTGTGGCCTGTATCAGTGAAAAATCACTCCGGAACTGATAAACAGGCATCACGCAGTCATATTCGTAGCCATCACGGCGGTAAGTGATGCGCCGTTCTGCCACGCCTTTAATCGTTACCATGCCGCCATATTTATCGCGGTAAATATCGCCGTTCATAAATTCAGGACGAGCGGGGCCGCTGGCATTAACGCCAGTATTTTTCTTTTTCATGTTTTTTATTCTCCGGTGTGCTGCGCTTTATTATTCTCGTGAATTGCCATCACTGTATTTAATTCATTAATAACAGGCGTTAATAGCGTACGCACGGCAGAAAACATCATTGAATCAGATTCATCGCCACTTTCCGGCACATCAATTAACTTAAGTAGTAATGCGTCCATTTCCTTTGCGCGGATTAATGCGTTTTCAGAATGAACAAGAACATCAAAGGGTATTTTATGCATGACTCACCCCCTGACGAATACGGGCGGCGAATACAGCGACACAACCGGACGGGCAATGGTTACGCGCTTCGCGTTCCGTCCATGCGGTGACGTGGATGATTTGGGATTCTGACGCGCCAAAGATGATAAAGCGCCAGATAAAGGCAGTTTGGGAATGTACAAGGGTAGGGACTGTAGCCATGTTGGCAGCCTCTTCGTTAGGGTTAATAAACCCACCGCAGGAAACGCCAATTTCGCTGGCGGTGGACTGTACGGGGTTGGCGTAACCGGTTAACGAAGAACCCGGCGCGGATTGCTCCGCCCCCATACAGCCCACCATTGATAAGGTGTGACTATCCGGCACAAAAAAACACGCAGGGCGCGTGTTGTGCGCTTCGTTAAATACCAGGACGCCAATCCCGGCACCAGATTTTGCTGGTGCGTATAAATCATAGCCCTGGCTGGCAGTGGCGAGCAACAGGTTTTTTACATCGGGTTTATTCAGGTTGTGCAAGTCCCGCCCTTGCGGGTGTGTGGTATGATTTAACATAGCTACCTCGATAATCTTTCTATCGCTGGTGGTTAGAAGCCCGGTTAGTGTTCGCGCACTGCCGGGTTTCGTCGTTTCTGAACCTTGCACCAATAAGGTGTAAGTAACTTTGTTTATAGGTGGCTTACATGTCAATGCTTTTATGTAATACTTTTTGTGTGTATATTGTCTTACACTTTCATTGAGAGGATTACAGATGGCTACAGGTTCAAAAAACACAAAATCACAATCACTGACAGCTCGGATCCCGCATGATGTTATTGAAGGCATGGAATCCGTAAAACTGGACGGCGAAAGCAACGCCGGATTTATAGTAACCGCCATGCGCGGGGAGATCGCCAGGCGCCAGGCAGAAGGAAGCGGAGAAAATCCCCTGGTTTCTTCGCTCGATGCACTGGCGCAGGTGGAAAAAATCGGAGTCAAAGCCGCCGAGGAGATCGGGCAGCTCGTCACCGTCGCACGTGAAGAACTCCAGCGCCGCAAGGCCAAAGAATCAGAATAATAACTATCAGCGCCGTGGTGTGAGGAACTCCGGCGCATTGCTATGCAGGTACACAGAATGACCAACAACGAATCAACCGAAAAAACATCACCTTCACGGAAAAGACGGCGCAGCAAGATAGCGCATGAGCATGAGTCAGAAAGATTCTCACCATGTGCTTTTGCTCTTGAGAAATTCCTAAAAGAGTACAGGAAAACTCGCCCATTGCAGGTATGGAAACGTAACGAACCAAAAGGTTGATGTATGACCAGGAAGCAGACAGATAACAAACCATTGCTACCAGAAAATAAATCAGCAGGATTCTTACCTGAAAAAATTCTGCATGAGATCAAACGTCGCCAGCGACGCAAGGACAAAGAGCAGGAATAGCCCCACCGGAATTTTTTTCCGGTTACGCTTTGCCCACCAGCCGCAAATGTGGCATTGTTGGCAATGCTCATACGTTGGGGATAACGTGTAACTTGTGTCGAAGGGCCACCTGTCACGGTGGTCTTTTTTTGCCTGTTATCCGGCAATTGTGGCGCTTCGTCACACGGTTGATATAATTCCCCTGCACTGATCCAATTTTTTCGCAGCAGGTTAATTGTTCACAAGAGCGCTCCGGCAACGGGGCGCTTTTTGTTATATTCATTGCGTTACACCTCACACCCTTACGCAGCCGTTCCGCGCGCTTCTTCCTGGCGTTCTTTCAGCCAGGCCAGTACCTCATCTTCATACCATCCAACACGACGCAGACCAATTTTGAAGCCTTTCGGGAATTTTCCGGCGTTGATCATGTCCTGTAGCGAACTGTCTGCCTTGATGCGCAGAATATTTTTTACTTCTTGTCGGGTAAGAATTTTTCTGATTGTTTCCACTATGTTTTACCTCGTTAATCCGGCGTATTCCGGTGATAAATACGGTAAAACAGGGCAGGGCGGGAAAAACAGTACCAACCGTTTTAAAACGGTACCCACTGTTTTTTATCTCATTGATTACGCTTTTCTTTCTGCAAAAAAATAGCGACCGCAAGGGGCCGCTATTGTGATTACCGTTTCCACTTCTTAGGTCGCCCACCACATTTAAGGCTGGTGGGCCTCAGCACCTTGTCGATGCTTTCAGCCAGATTTTTGGATGCGCCACGCGAACGCAAAAAACTGACTACCTCGTGTTTCGTGGGGGCCGTTGATTTGTCTTCCGGATCGTATGTTGACCAGAATTCACGATTTGCCATTAACGCCAGTTGCAGCCCTTCACCGCAGACATTGGATGATTTTTCGTGCCAGACCATTTCAATAAATCTCGATTTCTCATGAGTCGGGTTTTTCCTTGTCTGTTGAGGAGATAGGCGATTATACGATGGTTTAGCATGGTTTGCACTGGTTGTGCTGTTTTTTTGTACAGTTACACCGCACGGATACCCCTTTTACCACTGGCTATGGTCACTCCGGTTGCTGCGGCTTCCACAAATTCACCCCACCAGCGCATAAGTACTACACGTTTTTCCAGGTAGTTACTTCGGTTATATGCCCGCCTTACCTCGTTTGTGTCCACGTGTGCGAGTGCGGCCTCGATTACGTCCGGCTCGAATCCTTCCTCGTTCGCTGCTGTACTGAATATGGCGCGTAATCCGTGAGACACCAGCACACCAGCGTATCCCATCCGGCGTAATGCAGCGTTAGCGGTCTGGCTGCTCATTGGTAGCATCGGATTTTTAAGGCTGGGAAAAACGTGTTCCCTGTGTGCGCTGATTGGCTTCATGGTTTCCAGTACAGCCATAGCCTGACCGCAAAGGGGGATCACATGGTCACGGCGCATCTTCATGCGTCCGGCTGGAATCGTCCAGGTTTCGGCATCGAGATCTATTTCTTCCCAACGTGCGGCGGCTGCTTCGGCTGGGCGTGCTACGGTCAGCAGTTGCCACTCAATCAGCAATCTGGTTTGCCGTTCTATGCTGGCGACCGATAAATCGTGCATTAGCTGTGGTAGCTGTTCCGGTCGGATGGTTGGCATGTGCTTTTTGGTGGGTGAGGGGAATGCCTTGCGGACGTTCGCGGCGGTGTTGATGTCAATCAGACCACTGTTGGCAGCAAAATCCATCACCTCATTGATGCGCTGTAAAACGCGTTTCAGGGTTTCCAGGTTGCCACGCGCCTTAATGGGGGTGAGTATCTCAACAAAGCGGCGAGCGGTGAGGGTATCTATTGGCGTGTTTCCGATGTACGGGAATACGTATTTTTCCATGGATCGCCAGATATCCTTAATCGTGTTGTAAGCCAGATTCTGGCCTTTTTTCATCTCGTACCAGTCCGAGGCAACTTTTTCGAACGTGTTGCCCTTTTTCCGGCTCTCTGCTTCACGTTTCCGGCGTTCGTGGTCCTGTGGGTCAGTTCCCTTTGCTATGAGTGACCTGTATTCATTCCGTCGCTCTCTGGCATCAGACAGGGAAACATCATTCAGCGATCCAAGGCTGATAATAGTCCGTTTTTTATCTGCCGGACGGTAGTACGTAAAACGCCAGATTTTTGATCCGGAGGGCTTCACCAGAAGAAATAATCCTCCGCCATCCTGCAGGGTGTATTCCTTTTCCCCTGGCCGTGCGTTTTTGATCTCCGTAATGGTTAGTGGGGTGGTTTTTCGTGCCAT